ATGAGAGCACCCGTGGTTTTAGAGTTTGTGACTGTGGTATCAGTTACTAGGATACTATTAGCTGTCGCATCTTCGAAATATGTATTTGTCGCATGAATATCCCCAACGACACCTAGACCACCAGAAACCCGTAAAGCACCTGTGGTTTTAGAACTCGTGGCTGTGGTATCAGTTACTAGGATACTATTAGCTGTCGCATCTTCGAAATATGTATTTGTCGCGTGAATATCACCCACGACACCCAAACCACCCCCAACCTTAAGGGCACCAGTTGTTTTGGATGAAGTCGCTGTGGTATCGGCGATGGATACATTTGAGGTTACGAATACATTACCTACGACATGTAACTCGGCCGAGGGTGTCACTGTTCCAAGTCCTACGGACTTGTTCCCTACATCCACGTGTAAAGTATTAGTATCAACAGTTAGATTTGAAGAAATATACGTATTACCTACTACATGAAGGTTGGCGTCGGGTGTCTTTGTCTCAATTCCCACACTATGGGACACTGCGTCCACGTGTAAAGTATCCGTATCCACGGTTAAATTAGACGACACATAGACATTACCAACCACATGGAGGTTGGCATCAGGTGTTTTTGTCTCAACTCCAACACTATGGGTCACTGCGTCCACATGTAAAGTGTCTGTATCAACCGTTAAGTTGGAACTCACATAGGTATTACCCACAACATGAAGATTTGCATCGGGTGTCTTTGTCTCAATTCCGATAGAGTGGTTCACTGAGTCCACGTGGAGGGTATCAGTATCCACGGTTAAATTAGACGACACATACACGTTACCAACCACATGAAGATTGGCGTCGGGTGTTTTAGTCTCGACTCCGACACTATGTGTCGTCGTGTCCACATGTAAAGTATCTGTATCGACGGTAAGATCTTCGGAAATATAGGCATTACCCATCAAATGAAGAGTAGCATCGGGAAAATTAGTTTCAATACCAACAAAATGTTTGTTTGTATCTACGTGGAGAGTATTTAGATCCACGGTAAGATTGGAACTCACATAGACATTACCAACCACATGGAGGTTGGCATCTGGTGAAGCATTGTTAATACCGACAGAGTCGTTCACTGAATCAACAAAAAGTGTATCTGTATCGACTGTAAAATTATTGGAAACATTGACAGTATTGTGTATGGTCGTTCCATATGTGAATTCTTTGGAATCTGCGTTATACATGAGAATGTTCGAATTGTTCACGTTCCTCACTGGATTTATAAAAAGTGCATTTTGTGTGGTTGTATTATTAAACCCCGCAGCATCCGTACCACCATTTATGATAACAGATCCAGCAGCTTGACCCGTCGGGTACCCCGCGTAATACCTATAGCTATGGCACCTTCACCTTGATTAAACTTACCCGCACCATCACCAATAGCGATGGATTTTTGACCCTGATTTTGGCTACCAGCATCTTTACCTATGGCGATCGAATTACCCAATTGATCCTGGCCACCAGCGTTTTCACCGATGGCAATTGAAGATGCCGCTTGATTTTCATATGCAGCCTTTTCACCTATGGCGATAGAACTATTCCCTTGATTGGTTTCACCGGATCTTTCACCAATGGCTATGGAAGACTCTGCTTGTGTGACACTACCCGCTTGATAACCAATCGCTACAGAGTTGGATTGTTGGTGTTCATAACCAGCTCGGTACCCCAAAGAAATGAGATGTGCGTTCGAACTTGGGTGAATGGTAGCACCCGTATCTGTACCTATGAGTAAACGATCATACCCAGAATTATCCACGCGCCGAGTAGCGGCGATTGTTCCATTTACATCGAGATCTTTTGTAGGATTAATTTGATTTATACCAACTCGGTTTGATTCAACATCTACATGAAGTGTATTTGTGTCAACCGTTAAATTAGAAGTCACATAGACATTACCGACGACATGAAGTTCTGCGGATGGGGTTAATGTATTAATACCCACTTTGTCAACACCCGAATCTACGAATCAAGTCGGCGGAAATACTCGTGTTACCGGTGACCACCAAAATATTTGAACCAAATTCATCTACGAAAAGGTTTGAACCCACATCCAAAGTGTGTACAGGATTTGTGTTCATGACACCAACATTGGATTCGGTGAAAATTTGACCGTACACGTGGACGTTAATATCTTGAGTTGTGAGAGGTGTAATCGTATGATGATTGGCACTCGATTGTGTGTATCCAATCGCAAATTCATTTGAACTTTCTAGGTACCCGACGGCTATATTTGAACCTGGGCGTGTCATCACAAAACCCAGATCGAGTGACGCATCCCCAACCACGTTATCTTTACCAATTTCCAAAATGGCATCTCGTATCACAGTGTTATTAGAATGTAAAGTTGTGACGAGTCCATTAAATGTCGCATCTCCATCGACTACTAAATTATTTTGGATATACGTACTTCCTAAAATTCGCACTGTATTAGATGCGGTTTGATTTACAAATACTTTGGAACCAACAGAAAGTGTATCCGTGGGTGAATTATTAGAGATGCCAACATTCGAGAGTGTTGTCACGGAGGTGATTGCATTATTAAAAGAAACTATATTTGATGTAACATTCCCGTTAATCACAGCCGCTTCGAGGTCAAAATTAAGAATATCTTCGGCGACTGCACCAGAGTCCATCATTTCCTTCGTCACTTGATTGTACGCCAGTACACTAATATTTCTATCCGACAGATCCGTACGTAAACGTAGAGGTGTTATGTATACAGAATCCGTAAAAGGTGTATCAATTTCCTCTTCACTCGCATTAAACACAATCGTGTTTTCTGCCTGGTCATTGGTACAATTTTTACCGAATCTAATTTTCGTGGAACGTTCCACGGTCGGCAAATTCTTGACCATTTAATATAGAATGGTATTTTAATTTGCGTAAAGAAGTCCCGCCATACCATTCTCAATGCGTAATATGTTGTAATTTACGGCATATATAGGGTCAGTGATGTTCATGGTCTCACTCGTGATTTTGGCTGAACTTAATCGACTAAAATTCAGTGTACCAGTGGGCTGATGGGAACTCGTAGAAAGGCAAAACGGATACAAGAAAAAATCAGGGGAGGCCACAAAATTAGTGTGGTAGTAATGTGTCACATCAATGAAATGTGGTTTACCCCATCTATAATTTCCAACATCCATACCATTAATACTGAGTTTTACCCTATTCGTAGGTGAAGTAAGAGCACTATTCGTTGTTGTATTAGAAGATGCTAAATACTTCACAGGGTGATTAAATGTGAGTTCTTGGAGAGTTGTCCCAGAACCAATGTTCTTTTGAACTTGTGTTATTAACATATCATGTTTACGAGAAGCTATGTTTCCACGCTCTTCGTTATCCAAATAGATGTAATTCGCAAACACTTCTATATTTTTGTTAGTGACATCTGGTCCCCAATAAATGCGGAGCTCTATATTATGATAATTAAGGGCTACCAATGGGAGGGCTGATTGTGGCGTTTCACAGAAAAAAAAGCGGAGAGGGTAAAAAAATGACCTAGCGGAGATACCCGGGTGTGTACCTTGGGCACTTCTAGATACGTTTTGTGCGAATGTATCCACGGCGATATTTTCGGTAAATACAGAGTCTTGTGTATCAATCACAGATCCCCCTATCAGAAGCTCCACTTTCTCGATGATGTTATCCCACCTTTGCGAATCGAGAGCTTGTGTGTTGTCATCCATCGTCAGATAGACATAACTGAGAAGATCACCAGTTCTTTCGAACTGGACACTTGACATAGAATTACTTTTCACACTTCCATGGATCGTTTGTTTTTCGATGGATTGTGAAAAATTGGAGTGTCGTTTAAAGACTGAACTAAAAAACGATATCTCAGGTTTACCCATGATAAATTCATCCTGGGCACCAACGGCAATAAGTTGAGTGATACCAGCGGACATCGTTTACTTTATAAAGAGAAAATTACATATTACTTTTCCTACACATGAATCGGAGGACTAAAACATTTTTATCCGAGGCGGTCGAACGAGCGATTGTGTTACCATCCTGATTACGAATTGTAACAGTGAATCGATCTAAACGGCGAATGGGGTCTATGTACTGAGTGAAAATCGGATACTCATCTTTAAACTTGACTACAGTAGAAGAATCGGATACGATACTAGCAAAAGAACCTCTAAGAACGCTCATAGAAGCCTGACCAGTGAGTACATTGGATGCACGATCAGAAAAGATAGAATCGAGTTCATCTATCGAGACATAACAATGTTCTGTAGCAGTAGTTGTTCGAATACGAGCACCCAATAATTTAGCCTGAACAACATTTTTCAGTGGTTGTTGAAGATAACAAGTGAAGGTGTTTGCACTACTTTGACCAATCGAATCGATCGTGATGGTGTGATATTCATAGTTGAGATCTGGGGTCGCCATTTATAGTTAGCTTAGATTAAAGATCCACCAATTCCATCTTCGATGGCATACCCAGCATGTTCACCGACAAGCTGTTGAGCACCGCAAACACCACCGGGTGTGAGACCTGTAGTGTAAGCGCTTCCTTCCTTACCTTGACCAGGGGCACATTCGATCTTGTTCTCGAGATCAAACATGGACTTTTCATTCACAGTCTTGATAATAATAGGCATGGGCTGGTAGTTGCTGATATTCTTGTTGGCACTCAGGGCAAAAATGATCACCAATAAAATGGCGATGGACATGAGAGCGTTGCGGTTCTGCTGGTTAAGCTTAAACATTTATAATAGACCAATATATTTTTTCTAAACTGCGTTAAAGGTATTTTTTTAGTTTCCATATAGAGAGTAGATGGACGAAGAAATTGTAATCGATCGAGGATCCCCAAATGTGATGAAACTAGATGCAGATGAACAGGCCCTGATGGATGAGATTGAAATATCGGCTCCTCGTCCTCAGCGTGTTCCACGACCCACGAACCATATGTCCAGACCCGCACCCCAGATGCAGCAAGAAGCGATGGATGCTTTCGCGAATCCTAATAAGCAGAATGCTCCTCCCCCACCGGGTGATGACGAGGAGATTGACTATGGTGAGGATGAACCAACCTTTTTTGATGATGACATGAATATGGGTTCTGGTCAACAGGATGAGCAACCTTCAAAAGGGTATGGCTCTATCGACGAAGAGAAGGCGGATTTGATTAATAAACTCGGTCGGTTAGAGAAGAAGGGTTTTGCTGTGAATAAGCGCCTGAATGCCTATTCGAATGTTGATGAACTTCGTTCTGAAGTGAAGAGGATTACGTACAGTATAGATGTTGAGCAGTCTGTCCGTTTTTCTAGGCGTATGCTCGTCGCCTGTGTAACAGGTCTCGAGTTCCTTAACAAGCGGTACAACCCCTTTGAGATTCAGTTAGAGGGTTGGTCCGAGTCCGTGATGGAAAATGTGGATGACTATGATGGTGTCTTTGAAGAACTCTATGTGAAGTACCGATCCAAGGTGAATATCGCCCCAGAGGTCAAGCTGATTATGAT